CTATATACTACTTTATAAGCACCGTCTCCTTGTGACCAAGATGCTCCGTCGAATGCTAGATAAGGTGGTTGTATTCCTGTAGTGTATGTAGGTAGTATGTTAAATGTTTGTAAAGTAGATGTTCCTGTGGTATCTAAAACAGTAACTGTTGCGGCTGTAACAACACCTGTTTCTATATTAGGTGCTCCCCATCCTCCTGTGTTTCCTACGGAGTATATTCCTGTTTTTTCACATATATCTACTTTATCACATTTGTTTTCTAAGGTTAAACTTATTTTAGGTAATAATGCCATAATATCTTATATAAAAAAATAAACACCATCCAATATAATAAATTTTATATATCGAATGGTGTTTATTCATAGTTGTATTGTTTCGGTCTAGTCTGAACAAAAATAATAAAAAGTTAACAAAAAGTAGTCTGTCACTGACAGCAAAATCATAAATGCGACAGACTACTGAGGTTATGGGAGAGAGAAAATTCTTATGTTAACAGTGTCTGAACTCCTAGAGCAAGCGCTATGCCATTTCCTGTAGGACTTCCTGAACCATCTTCTGCATAAATTAATATGTTAGAATCAGCTTTATTTTGACTAGTCAATCCGTGGATATCCTCTTCAACTGTAATCATTATTCCATCATATTCACCATCTGTTACTACAGAAGCAGTTCTCATTGTAGGTGGAACAGCTAACATGCTGTTTTCGCCTTGGTTACCCATAGACATGTATTCAGCCATTGCAACTTCTTGCCATACACCACTTCCATTTCTTGATGCTGCAGAAAGTGTAGTAAGTACAGAAGTATCAGAGAAAGTTCCAGTAAATCTATTAGAATAATAGTTTCTAAAACTATTTACATTAAAGTCATCAGCTACACCTCTAAGTTGTACACCGTATTCTGCTATAATATGAGCAGCTTCTAAAATTCTACGACTTGTACCTATAGCAACTGTAGCATCTGCTCCTTGATAAGCATATGTAAGAGTTACTTTAGTTGTAGTAGTAGCAGTTCCAAGCTCAATAGCTTCTACCTTATAAACAGGGCTTGTAGTAGCAGCAGCTATTTTAATAACATCTCCTACATTTAAGTTAGTAAGAGTAGCTATACCTACAGCACTAGATTCTACTACTGCACTTCCATAGGTAAATACCCAGTTAGTTACAGGAGTTGCGCCTCCACTTGTAATAGCACTACCTGCTTCATCACAAATAGCTTCAAATCTTAAATAGCCGTTAGTTCCTTGAGCCTGAGTACTCATATTCTTAATACCTACCTCAACTAGTCCAAAAGCTAATTCTGCTTGGTTTCCTGTTGCATCAGTTTTAAACTGAGAAAATAGGCTTGCAGGTTGGCTTCTATTAGCTGCATCATTATCATTCTTACGAATTTTAATCCAATAGCTAGTATCATTAGCTATAGGTAATGATCCTGTGGTTCCATTATACCCAATACGAGTGATTTGTTGTACTGCAGCAGAATACTGTGATACTGTAGCGAAAGTGTCAGCTCCACCAATTGGAGTACTTTTTACGATAGCTCCTTTAGTAAAAGCAGCACTATAGAATAATTCTCCTCCAATGTTTTGTACTGTTCTTACTTTAGTAGCATCAGATAAAGCAGCAAAAGCTGCAAGTGTAGAATATCCAATTCCTCCTTCATCAACGATAGCCGCGCCGCCCGCTGCTAAAGTAGTAGGAGTTACTGGTGCATCTGTTACACCTGCAGTTGAAGCAGGAATAGCAACAGTTGTGTCCGCGATTGTAACGTACGTAACGTTATCTTGTTGTGTTAATTGCATTGTTCTGTGTTTTAGTTATTATTATTATTTGTTTTTTGTTCTTTTATTCTAGTTCCTTAACAGGTTCTATATTTTGTATTTTTTGTTCTCTTACCCTTTGTAGCATTAGATCTTTTGCAATGTCTATTATTACATCATTAGTAGATTCGTCTAATATACAATTTCTTTGGTTACCAGGCGTTGCTCTGTCTACTATAATATCAGGCGGATTTATTAAATAATTCATTGTATAACTCGTTATATTAAAAGTTCCGTCTGTTACCAACTGATGTCTTTTAGGTGTAGCAGGACTAGCAGGTATCTCACCAGAGGTTTCTCTTTGGTAAACTAACCTCCATATTCTAGACCATCCATAGCTCCTATAATAAGGTTTTTTATACTTATTATATCTGTATTGCCAGATTTCCTCGTGGGCAAGTACATCTATCCATGCTTTAATAGGTAGAATTACTGTTCCTGGATTTACTGGAGTAGACCCTGCAAAGGCAACATCTATTACAAAAGTATATTTATCTATTATTTCAACAATAGTATGGATTCCTTCATAAGCTGTATGAGAAAATCCAGAATCTTGTGTTATAGATATTGTAGACCCTACTGTATAAGATTCTGGTAATTCCTTTCCAGAGAAAGTACTGTTAATCGCTGTGTTAGTAGTAAACGCTACATTAGCAGGATAATTAGTAGTTAATCCAATTATTCCTGCATAAGTATCTGCATGCACATTGTCACCAAAAATCCAAGTATTATTATCAGGATCTGTACAATTAGCTTTATCTATTAAAGCCTCTTCATATATTGTATACATGAAGTCATCTGGTAAATCAAAGAACTTTCCATTTTCTAAAACACCTGCTTGAGATACAGAAACATTTAAATTTGCTCCTTGCTTTATTAATGCGCTGAGTCCCTGGTTTCTTACTTCTGTCTCTTCAAAACCCTGTCGTTTACGATTATTCTGTTCATCATAGAACTTCTTAATGTATAACCATTGGGCTTCTGTGAGGACAGAGGAGACATCAAAGTCCTCATATCCAGGAGAACCAAAACTATCACTTCTGTCTAGTCTTAATTCTAATTCACTCGCCATCTCATTAGCAGTCATATTTTATTTTTTGGCCAGCTCAATTTGAGCCTTAATTCTCATTTTAACATCTTGGTTCTCAGGATTAGCTAAATAAGAAATCGTATCTGTAAGATCTCCTAATTCTATCCCATTATCCAAGGTATACCTTCTATCACTCATTCTCCTTATTGCTCCTGCTTCTACTGATTCCTGAACAAATATCTTATGTTCGTATTGAGGATGTTCTACAATGTTTAAGAAATCTAAAGGGCTTTTTTCAAGCGACGATAGTATTTCTGCTTTCATCCAATCCTCTGTGTGATTAATAGGAATCGTTCTTCCGAGTGATTTTATAAATCCAATCATTTTTTCTTTAGACTTTGTAATTTCAGCAAATCTTGTATAAGCTTTAGCTTTAAGTTCTGCTTGTTCTACTTTCTTGGAAGTTACTTTTCCTTCATCTACCATCATAAATTCATAGGTTGCTTTAAGTTCTCGTACATCATATGATGGAGATATAAGCATCTTATTAGATAATAGAATTAAGTATTTTAACATATCCACAGAATGGTTAAGGTCTAATAGTAATCCTTTCTTGGTTAGTGTTACACGTCCCCTTCTATCTGTCCTCCAGAAATTATCATCTGGTGGTAATGTAGGGTTTAAGTCTACACCTAACTCTTTTTCAAAGAACTCTTGTTGAGTCATTCCGTTAGGAAATTCCTCACTGTATTTCATTATCTGACGCCTCTTTTGGTCGTCTAATATTCTATATATTCCTCCCCCTTTTCTATAACTATTAAGAGGAACTTGGTAACTCCTTTTAACTTTGTTATACATAAAAGGATCTTTCTTTTTGTCTTGTCCCTTTACTAGTAATGTGTTCCATTTTCCTGATGATTCCACGGCTTTCACATTTACTATTTCATCTCTTAAATAAGAACTCCACTCTTTTGTAGGTTCTTCAAATATAACTTCAGGAGTTTTTTTCCTAGTTACTGGCTTTTTTTTAGTAGCAGGCTTAACTGCTTTTTTTGATTTTGCTGTCATTTTGTTTATGTTATAGTAATTTCTCCCTGATTTATCACCAGGGAGATTTTACTGTTTATTTTTATTTAGTAACTAATAATCTTAAGTCAACTATTTTAGTTGTATCTTCGATCATCATGCCACCCCACTTTTGCAAGTGTACTTCGTACCCATCAATTGGAGAAGCTACTAATTTTGGTGAACCTTTTCCTGCAGGAGAGAAAGGATCTCTCATACCTGGAATATATGCCCAGTTATAATCTGGAACACCTTTAGGCTTGATTCTGTAGATTCCAGCTTCTTCACCGTAGTCAAGAGCTAAGATTCTATGAGACTCAACGATACCTTTTCCATCAGGATGTAGCTGTGGGAAATATACATCATCATCGAAGAAATCAAGGATTTCAACTTTGATAGTAACTCCATTGTACCACTCATATACATTGTATTGAGGTTCCATTGTAGCTTTAGTATTCTTTCCACCGATGTTTCCTGGTTTAGAATTGCTATCGATAAACTTATCCTGGATAACAGTTACATTTAAGTTACCTCTTTTAGCCTGAATTTGTTTAGAAATTTCAATAGCTCCAAACTCACCTGTTAATAAGTGAATAGTTCTACGACCTCTCTCAATCTTCCCAACTCCCATATCGAGAAGTAATTCAAGATGCCAGTCTAAATCATAGCTATTGTAATAGTGAATGTTTGAAGGAGCAATTTGCTCAAAGAAACCTGCACCTGATTCGATAGCATATTTAGTCTTATCGTCTTTGTTCAAGTACTTGTGATCGTTTGTCCAGTTCTTCTTACCATAAAGCATCATCCTTGCAAACATCTCTTCACATTGGTGATGAGCAACCATATCTTGGTAATTAATCCAGATAGATTCTGTTTGTCCTTTGTATTGGAAACCAAATTCTAGTGGCTCATTTTTACCTTTGTTGATTACGTTACCAGGAACTTTGTACTCCATACGTAAAGTAGAAGGACGGTTTTCCATTCTCCATGGAGAAGTGAAATAAGGTTCTGCACCTTGATAAGATAATGTAGAAGGTGATAATGAATAGAACTTAGTCCAACGAGTTCCTACTGCTAATTCCTCAACAGGAATTGTTTTAGTAGGAGAATCAGTTACTAACTCTACTTCATATTTAAATAAAGAACCTGCATCAATTTTCTTTTTGACTAGTAGATGATAGTCATCAGTTTCTCCTTTAAGTACGTTGCTTTCTTCAAATAAAGGCTCTTCGAAAATAAGATAAAATCTTTCTCCGTTAGCTCCTACATTTGCTGGGAAAGTGCCTGCAGAAACAGTTGTTCCTGAAACAGTTTCAGCATCATTTAAAGGAATGTTTTTATCATGTTGCCCTTGCAACATCCAATTGTAGAAACCATTTTCTTGTTCTACCTCTTTGGTAGGAAAACGATCTACAAATTCGCGTAGTTTACCTGCTAAATTAGTTTTGTAAATCTCTCTGATCACAGAACTAATAAGTTCAGGCTTTTGTTGGTACAAAGCATGAAAATGATTATCGGTTACTAGACCGTTATAATCAATAGCCTCATATCTTTGTAGTGGAAGTAATTGTGCCATTTTTTTTGTTTTTTGACTGTTTTGTGTTATTTAACTTGTTTAATTATTTTCTTCTTGTTTTTTTCCCTATTCCTCTTTCTAATAAATCTAATATACCAGTTGTCTTTTCTGAAGCATCAACTGAGGTTTGTCTTCCAACTCCCCTTTCATTACTTGCTGCAATCACTTTATCTAGTTCTGAAACTGCTCTAGTTTTTGCAATCTTTTGTAGTTTAGAAATATTAGGTTTAAAATTACCACCTTTGTCTATATCAAATAGTCCTATTGAGTCGTAATAATTTACTAGCATTTCAAATGAAGTAGGGTTTCTCATCTGCTTATACATTAAGCTGGTGTATCCCTTACCTTTATCATCTGTATAAATAGGTTGAGTAATATTAGCTTTTAATTTATCTTTAGAAACTTTATTAAGCTTTAGTCCATCAATAAACTCGTCCTTTTTATCAATACTATTCATTAAATGATTATAATTCTCTTCTCTTTTTTTAGACCACTCTGCCTCTTGAGCTTGTTTCTTTTGGTCTTCCTGTTTGATTATTCCAGCTGCTCTCTGCCTTAAATAAGGTACCGCTTTTAGTGCTTTATCTTCTAATTTACCAATAGCATCTGCATCTTCAATCTGTTCTCTTATTTCTGCATCAGAGAAGTTCTTAGATTTCAGATACTCATAATATACATTCTTCTGAAGAGTATCGTCTTCTTTTAAATCTTTTTCACTTAAGTTGTCAAAGAACTCTAATTGCTGGGCTGTCTGAACCGCTAGATCAGCATCTGTAAAAGAACCTTCTATCTCTAGAAATTTCTTTTTAGCCCCGCTAAAGCCATCTTGCCATTGTTTAGTCATTCCTTGGAATGATTTCTCCAATGTGCCTTTCATTAATTCTTTCAATTTATCCAAAGAGCCCTCTAGCTCTTCTTCTGTTTCAGGCGAAGCAATTACTCCTTCGTTTATCATCTCTTTTAACATTGCTGTATAAAAGGCTGATTTATCAGATTCTGAAGGTCCTTGTGAAGTAGGTGTTGTTTTTGTAGTTTCTTCTGGTTCTACAATCTTACCTTCTTCAGCAGTCTCTCCAAGATCTCCTGATGTTTGTTCTACAGGGACAATTGATATGTCGTCTGTTGACTCAATTTTTTCTTCTGATTCAGTCGTCTCTTCTCCCGTAGAGATTGCTGAATCGAGCTCACCTGGTGACATAATTTCTATGCCGTCAAATAAGTCTTCTTTTGGGTTATCCATATTTTGCTGTCTTTATTTAGTTACAATATTAAAATTATTTTTATAAACTATAAGTATTTTTTTTATAATAAATCCTTATAGTATTATAGCTTTATTTTGTTTTTTTCTCTTTTGCCTTTGCCTTTGCTTTTACTTTAATGTCATCTTTTCTTAATCCTTCTTCTACTTTATTATGGCGTATTCTTTCATCAAGTTCTCCTTGTTTTATAGCCACGGTATCTTCTTTAAAAACTCGTTCAGTCTCTGTTCTTCTAAGATCCAGTACATCATCGATTCCATTATCATCACTGTCATTATCATAGCTTCTACTATCTCTATGGTCAGAAGCTATCTCTTTTAAATTAGCGATATCTAATTTAGCTTTAATATCAGCATATTTAACTTCTCTATCTTTGTCTGCTTCTGACATTAAGAACTCTCTTTGAGCTTGAGCATCTTGTTGTTGCATTTGGGCAGCTTCTTGTTGTTGTTGAATTTGCTTCTCCTGCATTTCCTGATTTTCTTTCTTAATCTTTTCAGCAGAATCTTGTAGTTTTCTCGAAATTTCTTGTACAGATTCTGATTGAGAGATGGCTACTAAATCTCCAATAGTAGCTTGTCCATTTTGAATAGCTGCTTGTGATAATTGTTTTAATTCATTGTATAATTCTGTGTCTGCAGATGAATTAGAAATATGTACATCATAGTCTGAGAGACAAAATTCGTCAAAATTCTGAACCATTACTTGTCCCATATCATCTAGTAAGAATTGCCCTTTCTTAGGATTCTCTTTATAAGCAAACTTGCAACATTCTAAAAACTTTGTCATAGCTCTTTTTCTAAAATTAGCATCTATTGCAAACCATTTTTCTGTAATATGAGATGTTTGAGTTACTTCTCTATTCACATTACTAACCGCTTCCCTGTTCTGTATTTGTCCTTCTCGTGCTCCAGTTACTCCAGCCAACTTTCCTAAAGTAGCTTCTATTTCTAAAAGAAGATTAGTATACATTTGAATAGCATTTGGATCTCCAATAGGAACATTTGTAGCAGTTAATGTGTTATAAGCTCCTGCGGCTTTTCCTTGTGAAGGTCCTTTAAGTATCTCATTTGTAGGGTCTAACCAAGCAAATTTATTAACTGTTGCATATCTTATCCATTCTTTGGGATCCCATCCTGACGGAACCATTGAGCTATTGATAGCAGCAAAGCTTCCTTTATAAGTAGCTATTTCTAATTCTCTTTTATAATAAGCAATATCATAAGAATAAGTAAGAGGCTTCATAACATCAGTAAGAGATTGTACTTTATAATCATTAGTACTATTCACTGATCCTATGTAAGGAGGAACTCCTTTAGATTTATTAACCATAGACTTACTGGCAAAGGGGACTGGTCCCATTGCTACGTATATGTCGTCTCCTATTTTTGTGGCTTGTTGCCACTCGTTTACCCATAACCATTTTATTTCCTCCCCTTCATCTTTTCTTATATGATATCCTTCTGAAACATAATCATATTGTACATCCCCATCTTCATCATAGTATTTACGTTTTCCTATCTTTCTTCTAGATCTCCAACATGCTTTAAGTACTCTAACATTTCCATAAGCATCAAAAGCTCCTGAAAAAGTTCTTAATGCATTATCACCTGGTTCGAATAACGCTAATGCTTGGTCAGGACCATATCTATCATAAATAGAAATATCTCTATTTAGTCCTAGAGCTGTTGAAGAAGATGCTGATGAAGAACCTGTTTCTAAAAAGTCCATATCTTTTTCAGTGAGCTCATCCCAGTAATCATCTACAACCTGTCCTTTTGCTTTATAACCATATTCTACTATTATATCAGAATCTTCTATAAACATAGAATTACCTCCTAGTGTGAAAAGTGTTTCTGTATTCACTCTCCTCATAACAGGTTCTCCTCCTAATACGCCGCAGTAAACGATTTGTTCACCTGCTACCAAGAGATCTTCGAAGGTTCTTAAAAATGTAAAGTCTAGATTTTGTTGTTTGTATTCTCTTTTAAGAATTTTATTTGCTGTAATCTCAGCAATATCCTGGAAGTCATATGTTAGATACTTATCAAACTCCTGGAGTCTTTTTTGAATCTCTTCTTCAGAAACTGAAGTTCCTTTAATGATATCCATTAACTCCCCAGTCATCTTATCCTTCATCGTTGTCTCTTTCCTTGTCACTCCTTCATCGTCACTGGCTGATAAGTACGCTCTGTATTCTTTTCTTCTTTTTGCGTATTCTCCTAATAAGAGATTTATTTTACTATTCTCTATTCCTACATGTTGAAAACTTGCAGGAAGAGTTTCTAAGTCTAAATTATCGGGGTTTATAAATCTTTCAAAATCTCTAGAGTCTATGATATTGGCTCTTAAGTTAAAATTAGTTCGTTTATTTTTAAAAGATGCCCTAAGATTATGATCAGTTACTAAAATATTTTCTGCGAAGTTTACATTTTCTTCATACCAGCTTTTAGTTTTCTTTTTATCAGAGAGTTTTTGTCTAGGGAAACTTAGATAACCTTGTAGATTTACGACGGGTGTTTGGCTCATAGCGTTTTGGGTTAATATACAAATTTAATTATAAAAATTAAAACTCTCAGATTTAATAGGGGCCTTTTTCTTTAGCTTCATCTTGTCAAAGTAAGGAGACTCTAAGAAAGTTTTTATTTCTTTCTTTCTTTTATCTGTCTGTCTCATCATTGTAGCATCGTGCCACAATAACATTCCTAACGAAGATACACGATCAAAGTTTCCGTGAGGGTTCCACATAATTAATTCCTTTAATAGAGCAGGTGAATAAATTGTTTCAAGCGCTCTAGTTTCTGAGTTCTCAGATATTTTCTCCAATAACCATGATTTAATAAAATCTCTTGCTGTCTGGTTAACCTTTCCTGATGCGTTAATACCTTTAGATGTGTTAGTTCCTATTCTATAAGTATCTGAATTACGCAGTTGATAAGGCGTATCTGCCAGTAAATATAAACATTTATTTTTTTCAAAAT